TAGCCATCAGGATATAACTCCATCATTTCTTCTAACCTATCTTTATTCATAGGTTCTTCTTCTTCTGTAGAACCATTAAATTGTTTAAAACCCTTTAATGCTAAATACATTTCACGAGGGGATATGTTCCAAAAATCGTCAGGTCGCATATTCATCATACCAACACAAATCTTATAGAAGTCAGACCATTGTATTGGTTGAGTGTTCACGCTTCCGCTTTTTTTTTATCTACTTCCTCATCTGAGTCGTGGTCGGTTAATGTAGAAGCTAAGAGTTTAGCTACTTCGGTTGATGCTACAACTATTCCAACATCTTGGATAATTGAGCCTATTTTTTTATCGTCAAAGTCGTTACCACCACCTCTAAGGGCATGTTTTAAAACAACTATGAGAGTACGAATACGCACTTTAGCTTCAGCAATGGCAGTAGCTAATTCTAAAATGCCTTTATCAAGTTCGTCTTCTATTCTTACTAATGCATCAATAGTTAATCTGCATTTATAAGTTTCTTTACCTAATGTTAGTAGTATTTCACCCTTTAGTGGATTTGCCATCTGACTTTTTCTCCTTTTTTGGCTTACTTGCCTTTGCAAGATTTATTGTTAGTCTATCATCTCTTAAATTTATTGATGATGAGAGAACTTTATATTCTATATTTTTAACTTTAATAGTGTCTCCAACATCAATAACGTTTTTAAGTTCTAATTGTGACTCATCATTCTTTAAATAAGCATTTATATTTTCACCATCAACATCTATTGTGACTTTATTCCAAGACATTATGATGCTGCGACTACAATAGTTTCTGCTGATTCAAAAGACATTGAATATGTAGCTTCACCATTATATTCACCTGCATATTCTAAAGATGTGATTTGAAAAGCACCTGTAAATTTAAAGAAATTTGGTATAAAAAATTCAAAATCAGTAAAAGCAGGTGTGTTTGCAGTTGTGCCATCTGCTTGAAATTGTAATTGACCTAAATAAGCGTCTTTAAGAAGACCTTCAGTTATAGAATCAGTAAAAACACCTGAACCACTAATGCTGATGCTATTAACACCACCACCTGCTAATAATGTTCTGTATCCACTACTATCTTTTGTAGTTACATCAACAGATTCGTCATTTAATGTAATTGAAGATGACCTTAAACCACCTATGGTATCGTAGCTATCGCTACCATCCCATATTTTTATTAAGACCTCTTTACCTTTTTGTGCTGCCATTTTTTTCTCCTTTAATAAATTAGCTTGTTCCTAATATTATTGCTCGGAATCGCATGACTCCATGTCTAGTGACACCATCTGGGTCTCTTAATATATCACTAAATTCAAATCTGAGGTTTATCAGATTAAATCCACTGACACTTAGATTACTATCATGCAATAAATCGTGTATTCTGTCCATTATTTCTTTTGTTTCTTTAGCACCTTTATATTGTGACCAAATATGTATGTTTATGGTTGTTTCACCACCAACTAGGTCTTTAGTACCATAATCAATAGCAGTTTCTTCTCCTAATGATACAAAAGGATAACTAGCACCCTCTAAGACCTCGTCATAGACTCCTGCACCTAAAGTTGAGGTTAAGGTGTTATCTGCTGATAAAGTGCTGTATATCGTACTCTGTAGTGCAAATTGTCCTATGCTCATTTCAACACACCTTTTTTGAACATAGCCTCTATTTTTCTTTTATTTTTTTGTAAAGCAGGTTGCATAAATGGTCTTTCAGTCATATTAGTTGTGCCAAACTCTAAATGCTTAGAATAAGGGGCTGCTGATATTATTTGACCAACTACAGTTCCATTGGGTTTAACATCTACATCCATTGTTATTTGACTTACTAAAAATCCTGTATCACTTGCAGGTGGTTCATTGGGTGCTGATGCTCTATGACTTCTTCTTGGCTCATACTTTTCATACAATTTACCAGTTCCACCTTTCATAATACTTTCTTTAGCAGTATTTTGAACCATCATTGTTCCACGAGTCACATATTCTTTAACTTTGTTATCTGTAAGTCTTTTATTTAATTTTTTATTAAATGCTTTTAGGTTTGTAATTTTTAAATCAATACTCACGTTGCAACTCCTTCTTCACAAAGAAGTTTTAAAAATCTATCTCTTTCATCAACATTTATAATGGCTCTTATGTTAAAGAGTTTGCTGTCAAAACTTATCCTTGAAGCATTGGTAATATCAGTCCTATAACGCACTGTAATCTCGTGAGAGACGCTTCCTACTAGTTTGCCTTGCTTGTACACCTCTTTACCACTTTTAGGCTTTATATCAGCGTAAACAGAAGCAATAGTTGACCAACCTGAACTTATACCACCACCTGCATCTCTAGTTGTGCCTTGACCTTGTAAGGTGATTTGATGTCTTAACTGACCTACTTGGCTCATTATCCAATTGACATTAGTTTAGAAGAACCTAAACCGCTATAAACTACATAAGGTGCTAATAATTTGGTTGCTGTAGCAGGTAATGATGTTTTACCTTCATACATATCCCCTCTATGTTCATACAAATAGGTTAATACTTGATAAATAGAAAACTTAATTGGTTCAGGTACAGCACTAGCACTGGAATAACCAACAACGTATTGAACTTCTATAGCATTGGCTACTCTTAGTGCTGTTGGAAATGTTTCACCTGTTCTAAGAACTATCCTTGCAGGTTGTCTAGCACTATCTACATAATAATTAGAACTAGAAAAAGTTGTAGCAGTATCTTCGTCATCATACGTCTTGACATGAGTGACTGAAGTAACTGGTGGCATAGGTAAGTCAATATAGTTTTTATAATAATTAAGGTATGGACCAGTTCTCATACCTTCCCATAAGGGATTATCTATATCGTCAAGGTTATCTAAGAATAATTGCAAAGTTTGAGACATAATCGCCCTTTGCATATGTTCTTCACATAATTTTCTTGCTGATACAATCAGTGATGTGATTAAAGCATCATCACCTGAACTATCTACTCTTAAATATGCCTTTGCTTCTGCAAGTGTTATTGGTTCTGATGCAGGTTCTGTATGTATTACTAGACCTGCCATTCATTCTCCTAATTAGCCTTTTTCTTTTCTGCCTTTACTTCTTCTATTGGGTTTTCACCTTTAATAGAATCACCTTGTGCTTCTTGCAATCTTTGTACTAACACTCGGATTGTGTGTTGAGCATTAGCAAGTTCTTGTTGAGCAGTGTTGTATAGTGCTTCGTAATTTAATTCTTCTGACATATAATTCTCCTAAATTAATTAAAAAATACTCTTTCTATGAGTACGCCAAACATGGATGTAATAATTAAAGCATAGATTCCATAAATAAGATTTTCAAGTTTATCAAATCGCTTTGAACCACTTGCCATTCTTTTTTCTATGTTCTCATATCTAATAGCACATTCTCTTTCGTGTGCTTCTAGTTTGCTTATCGTATCACTAGCCATAAATCTATTCTAAGTCATTAATTCTTTATGTACAACATAATAAATGAACCTGAAACACCATGCGTACCAGCACTAGCAATACAAGTTAATTTGCAATCTGCTTTTTCAGGTATAACTTGTGGTAATTCTATATCAAACTTTAAAGCATCTGTTGTAAATGTACCTTTTTCTTTTGTTTGATAAACACCACCAAATTCTTTACATTTAACTCTTGCTGTTAAATATACAGAACCTTGTATGTTTGATGAAAAATCCACTTGGTATAGATAACCTGTATGACCTGAGGGAACAGTCCATACTGCCATAAGTGTTTGATTTTCACCTGTTGTTATTTTTGCTATTGATGTTGCAGGAACACCTGAAGATACAGCACCAGTTCCCATGTGAATATCACCTGCGTTTGCACCGCCTGTACCTGCTGTTAATACCTTTGCTCTAAATACTCTTAAATATGAATTAGTAGTATTAACTGCTGTTTGTCCATTTAAGGTAACAATCTCTTCAACTTCGTTATAATCCCCATCTAAGCCACTGAGAAGCACTGTCCTTGCACCTGTGCCATCACTTGTATCGTTTGTATTAGTTGATGAAACTTTGATTACACTGGCTTCTGTTAAAGCGTCATAATCACTACCATTATCTGAAATAGTTACTTCTGTATTACCAACAGAAGGGTGGAAACCAAATTTATAGAGACCTTTGGTTTTATCCCACCTTCCTTGTCTTACTTGTAGACCTAAAAAGGAATTTATAGACATTTAAGCCTTCTTTTTAGTAGTTTTCTTTTTAGTTGTTTTTTTCGGTGCTTCTCCACCTTCCCATGCTTCATTAACATTAGGTGTAGAAGGGTCATCAGCTTTTAATTGACCTTTTTCGTTTCTTGCTCTTTTAACTTCTTTAACTTCTGCTTCAACATCTAGTGTTTCTTCAACAGAATCTACTTTAACTTC